GGAACCCCCAAGTGTCCGCGCAGCCCCGCAACCCCATCAGTCAAGAGGCAGCTCCCGCGATTAACGGACTGATGGAATACACCTTCCAGACGAACAAGATGCGTCGACGCGCTGCCACGGCTCTCATCGACGCGGTTCTCTGTAAGAGAGGGGTGTTCAAGACAGGCTGGTCCATCGAAGAAGACCGGCCCGTTGTCAAAGTCATCGACCCGTCCTCGTTGTTTTTCGACCTCACCGTCCGTGATGTTGACGACATCCGCTACTGGATTGAAGCCACAGTGGTGCCGTACACTGTGTTCAAAGAGCGCGTTGCCTCCGGTCGCTATAAGAGCGACAAGATTGAGGATGTTCGCCCAGACCGCTATCCGTCGTGGATTCTTGGGGCCGATAAGAAGTCCGAGACCGACATGGTTCGAGACGCCTTCGAGTGGGTCACCATCTACGAGTACTACAACCGAGACACAGGTGTGGTGCAGCACTACGTCAAGCAGGCAGACACTGTCATCTTCGAAGAGAAGATTGACTACATCCCCTACAGCATGTTCAGCCTGAACCAGTCAGGTGTCGATTGTTTGGGACTCTCCGAGGTCCAGCTGGTTCTCAACCAGCAGGAGACCATCAACGACCTGCTGACGCACATGAAGCAGATCACGTACCTCATGGTCCCGCGCATCCTGTATGATTCCGGTCGTATCTCTGAAGAAGATCTGAACAAAGCTGTCGAGGCAAGCGCCGGAGCATTCGTTGGTATCAGTCCTGAGAACAGTGAGGCTCTCCGTACTCTGGCGACTCTATTTTATGAGATGCCGATGCCGCAGAGTCCTGCTGGTGTTGAGGCATTTGTTGCTCGACAAGAGGGTGACGCAGCGTTCATCTCCGCATTGGCCGAGGCGGCCCGTGGGCAGGTCACAGGGGCACGCACAGCAACAGAGATGGCGATTATCGATGCACAGATGCGGACGCGCCTGGCGACTCGTGAGGGGCATCTAAACACTGCCATTGAGGACGTTGCGTCCAAGTGTTTCTACCTGTGCCGCAAGTACATGAAGCACGAGAAGATGGTGCGGGTTGCAGGGTCCGAGCGCTGGTTCCCCATCAACCACGAGACCATCCATGATGTCTTGGTCGACTTCGAGATGGTGTCCTACAACCCCATCCGTCAGAACCCATCCGTCCTCGCAGAGACACTGGTTCAGCTGCTGCCGTACTTGCAGCAGAACCCGCACGTCGATGTGCGACGGCTCACCGAAGAGGTGGTGTCGGGTCTGGGGCTACCCAACAAGATTCTTATGAATCAAGTGGATGTCGCCGCGAAGGCGGAAGCCGAGGCAGCGTTGCAGCAGCAGCTCGCGCTCGGGGGTGCCGCAGCCCCCGGAGGCGGTGCGCCTGGCGGTGAAGGTCTACCACCAGAACTGGCAGCACTTATGGGCGAAGCACCTCAAGGACCTCAAGCAGCAGACTCTCTCGCCGCCGGCGGCGGAACACCCCTGGAGTAGCGATGTCTCTTCCCTACGACATGATGATGAGCGACCTGCGACGAAACGCACAGGGGGCATGTCCCTTGGCGACTCAAGACTTGCAGGTCAACACGCAAAACCGTGATGCGTCTATCCAAGCGGAACACATCCAGTACGGTCCGATGAACTTGGAAGACGAGAACTACTGGGTTGAGATCGCGGAGTTCTGGAAGACGGAGCCAGCTGTTGCAAAGGAATCACGGTGCAGCAACTGTGCAGCTTTCGACTTGTCCCCAAGGATGAAGCAATGTATGCCCGGAGAAACATCCGATGAGGGCGGAGAACTGGGGTATTGTTGGATGCATAAGTTCAAGTGCCACAGTGCCCGTACTTGTCGCACTTGGGCTGCAGGTGGTCCGATCACTGAAGACGAAGTTTCAAACGACTGGCAAAGCCGGGAGTAGTTGTGGCAAAAGACGAATACACCGAGAAGAAAGAGAAGATGAAGATGGACGCCCGGGTGTCAGACAAGATCCGCACCCTTCTGGCGGAAGGGTACCCACAGAAACAAGCCGTAGCCATCGCCTTCCAAATGGTTGGGAAGAAGAAGGACTGAGTCGTGGCCGAGGACTATGACAAAAAGAAGACCCGGATGCGCAAGGATGCGCAGAAGAAGGACTCAGGCACCGCGAAGAAGCGTGACCCCAAGAAGTGGGAAGCGGCGAAACGCAAGGCCCGAGCCAAGATGGGGGGTCACTCTGCTCGTGCAATGCAGCTGGCTGTCAAGTACTACAAGGATTCAGGTGGTCGGTACTCCGGCAAGAAGAAAAAGACCAAACTCAGCAAGTGGACCAAAGAAGATTGGGGCACGAAGAGCGGTAAGAAGTCGAGTGAGACAGGCGAACGCTACCTACCTAAGAAGGCTCGTAAGGCCCTTAGCGACAAAGAGTACGCGGCGACGACGCGCAAGAAGCGAGAGGATACGAAGAAGGGTAAGAAGTACTCCAAGCAACCCAAGAAAGTAGCGAAGAAAACCGCAAAGTACAGGTGAGTCATGGCTGAGGACTATCATAAAAAGAAAGATCGTATGCGCCGGGAGGCCCAAGGCTCCGCGCCGTATGAGCGGCTGGACGGTGGTCGCGTTAAATACCGAGGTGAAATATTCCCGGGACTGAACAAGCCAAAGCGCGCACCAAGCGGTAGCAAGTACAAAGGTCGTGTCTTGGCCCACAAGAAGGGCAAGGTCAAGGTCGTGAACTTCGGGCATCGTGACTACAAGCACAACTACAGCGCCAAGGCCAAGGCCAACTACCGCAAACGCAGTGCAGGTATCCGTGACAAGTCAGGCAAACTCACGAAGGACGATAAGTTCAGCGCAAACTATTGGGCACGGAAAGAGCTGTGGCCCACAGGTAAGAAGAGCGGAGGAAAGCTGTAATGCTCATGTCCAATGACCTACGCTGCGCCGACTGTGACTACACAGAGATCGACGCTATCTATGAACGAAACGACGGGCCGCCAGCGTGCCCAGACTGCGGGGCGGAACGCACTCCGGACTGGTCCACCGGCCGAGCACCTGCCATCTCAGGGCATGGGCCTGGCTCATTTGTTCCCCGGGACATGGGTGTCTTCGGGATGTGTGAAACCAAAGAGGACTACACTCGCGTCGAGAACATGATTAAGAAGCGGTTCCCAGGACACAGCATCCGTGTTGAGGGCGACTCGGCCGCCGACAAACGCAACCGGGCCAACGATGCACGTCATCGACTCTGGTTGAAAAATAAAAAGGCGGGTCTCGATCCAAAACAAGTTGTTCAACTAAAGAAAGAAAAGAGAAAGGCGAAGGGTATCAAGAACGCCAAGGTCCTCAACAAAACCAAACCCGCCCCGGCAGTCAAATGAGATACACCATCGCAGACCTTCAGAGCGCATACGACTCAGCGCGACACGAACCACTTTCGTTGAGAGAGGTTCGGCCAGACAGTCGTCGAGATGCTACTATTATCGAAGACCGTTCTACTGGAGAACGGCGAACCATTCCCAATAAAACAATCAAGATGTTCGGGGTCCAAGTCGCCTTTGTGCTTCACACCCCTGAAGGAGAGTAACAATGGCCGAACAAGCCCCACCCGCTGATATGTCCGCTGACGAAGCTGCCCTCATGAAAGAGATCGATGCGATCCTCGGAATGGGTGCAGGTGCCCCCGCTGAAGGTGCCGCTCCCGCCGATATGCCCATGGAGGCCCCACCGGCCGAACCCACTGTCGTGGAAGAAGCCCCTGCCGATGAGATGATGGGCGAAGAACTGGTCGAAGCCCCAGCTGGTCCCGTCGATGTGTCCCCAATCGTCGAGGCATTGGGTGTGACGGAAGAGCGTGCCATGCAGCTGTACGAGGCAGCCCAGACCATCCCGGCGATGGAGGGCATCGCCCCTGAGCAACTTGCGATGGAGCTGTCAGCCGACTTCACCAAGCTCATGCAGCTCGAGAAGATCATCGGAACCAAAGCCGATATGGAAGCCGATGACGCAATGGTCGTTCAGGACGAGGAGCCTGCTGCCGACTCCCCCGAAGAAGAAGAAAAGTAGTCCACATGGGGGCGATATGCCCCCTATTTCACCCCTATAACCCTCCACCTACCCTGGAGTCCCCATGTCTGCGCCCACCGAGGCCCTTGCTGCGGCAGAATCCGCACCATCCGCCCCCGAATCCGCCCCTATTGCCGAATCTGCGCCCGTCGAGAGCGCACCAGCGCCCGAACCGGCCGCCGAAGAGCCGTCTGCGCCCGAATCTGCGCCAACCGAGAGCGAATCGTCCCCCGTTGTGGCCGAATCTGCCCCCAGTGGGGGCGAATCTGCCCCCGAACCGACCACAGAGTCCGAATGGGCGGGCGAACTGGCGGCTCTGCAGTCCGCCGAGTGGTTCAAAGGCCTACCGGACAACGCAAAAAGTGCGATCCTGTCCGGAATCGAGGCCAAATACAAGAACTGGCAGTCCGGTTACACCAAAAAGTTCCAAGACTTGGCGGTTCGCCGCGAGAGACTGACCACAGACCAGCAGAAACTGCGCCGAGAGCAGCTCCGAGTGCAGAAATGGCTCTACGGTACAGAGGATCCACTCGCTTCCAAGCAGGCAGAGTTGGATCAGCTGACACAAAAGCACACCGAAGCCATCGAGGCGATGGAGAAGGCGCACGCCGAGGCCCTCGAGGCGGCCAAAACCAATCATGGTGCGGAGTTCGAAGACGCGAAGAAGGCTCTTGAGCAGGCTCAGGCCCAAGTCCAGCAGTTCGAAACGGCTCGCGCCGAGCGCGACAAGGTTGAGTTGGAAGCCGCAGCCGATGAGTTCCTGGGGTACGTGAAAACAAACGCCCCTGAGATCGTGGACAACGACGCCATGTACTTCGACCTCATTGGTGCATGCCGTGTCGGGAATAGTTTGGACGATGCCATCCACATGGTTCGGGCAAAGTACAACCGAGGCAAGCCCCAGCCTGAGGCAGTTCCCGCCGCGATGGACATGATGAACATGGGATCGGGCCAAGCAGCTGGTACAGAATCTGGTGAGACACGCTCATTCGACCAGATTATGGACTCCATGCGCAGAGAAGCCCAACGTTT